TTGACTTCCAAATGTTATAGTTATCCTTTGCCTCGCCAAACTCAAAAAACACGCTGAAATCGTCTGAAAATGCTTCTGGTTGTGCTACTTGTATATTTTCCCCACCCTCTTTTGGTTGTAAAGATATTAATGCTCTTAATTCATTTGGCGTTAATTGATTTAATACCTTAGTGGCAACTAATGGTGATAAACTATTTATTGCATCAATTACGTCTTGATTTGTTGATGATGTTTTTTCTTCAAGTGCCATCAATCCAACTTTATCTCTAAGTTCGTCTTTAGACATTATTTGTAATAAACCATTTTCTGTTAACTCAATACCAATTGCTTCCGTAGGTATAATTTTTAAATCAGCATCTTCAATACCTCTGTACTTAAATAGCATATTGAATACACTTTCAAGGTGCATCTGCTTACTATTAACGTAAGTATTTTTAAAGATTTCATAGCCGTCGCGCATTTCAGAACGGCTACCTAATTTACCTGCCTCTGCAATACCAAAGATTGATGGCGTTGTAATTTGATGCCCTGAAAATATGTTAGTTTGGATTAAAGAATCCACGCGACCAAAATCTTCTTTAGTAATATCTGAAGTTCCTAAATCATCAACGATAGGCTTTCTTGCACTATCATTTACGAAAGCTAAAATAAACTTTTTGCCATCCGATCCGCTAAATCTATTTGTAAAGCGTTTTTCAATATTGCGCTTCTCATCATCCGAAGGCTCGCCATTAGGTAACGTAATAAGTTTACTTGCAGAAAACCCTGTCTGTGCATTACCTAAAACGTGCTTAGATATTTCAATATCTGATTCTATGTAATTAAGCGCACCAAAATAACCTGGCAAAGAATAGTAACCCATATTTGGGCGGTATTCTTTTATGTAAAGAATGTGCTTGCCGTATGGATTAGCAGGATTAAAAGCAGGGTAAACCTCCGCCTTTTCATTCCTATCTGCCCAATCCTCTTTATACCAAAATTGTGTGTTGTCTTTATTAGTACGAATCTTAGTATAATCACAATGCCAAATTTCGCTTAACTGACCTGTAACTGACCAAATAATTTCCAAATAATAACCCCCAAATAACTCAGCATCCAAAGATACCTTTCTTGTTAAATCTTCAAGGCTCTCCATTCTATTGACTTTCTCAATAAAAGGCTTTGCTTCCTCGCTTCCTGACCAACCATTTGCAGTAATATAATGCACCTTGCTTTTTACAATGGCATTATGTTTAGCTGACTTATTAAAAAGTTCAACTAAGTAGTTTGGGTAATCGTTGCGATCGCCATACTGAATATATCCTTCGCCTTTCTTTTCTTTAAATTCAGGCTGCTTGGCTTCCGCAAATGTTAGTACTCTTAAATCCATTATTGTCTTATTTTATAAGTGTCCGTTGTAGTATATTCCGTGAAATTGAAAGGCGTTCCGACTAATTCCATAATCCCTGATTCTAATAAATTTAGACCTGCAGGATTTAGATTAGATGTACTTGTCTGCTCGTATATATCGTAGTCATATTGACCATTTAAAGCAGTACTAAAATTAGTATTTGTAACAATACTAAATTCATTGTATCTGTCCTTATATTGGCTTATGTCTGTATTATTTAACATAACAAATTTAACCTCTGTATTTGCACTTCTATTAGTAAATACAAACAGATAGTTTGGATTAGTCAATAATTGCTTTTCAGTTAAAGTCAAAATTATGTTTTGTGTTTGTCCTTTTGTTAACCTAATCATATAACTATATAGCTAAAAAGCTAATTTGTTGCATATCCTACAATAAAAAACCGCCGAACCAATGAAGGAACGGCGGCAAACCTATAAACCTATGAAAAATCTATGCTCCTGCGGTTGTCAATACAGAATAAACTGCTTGTGCAACGCTTGGTGCCAATGCTGCTTCTGCACCTGTAAAAGTTAAAGTGAATCCACTTCTGTCGCCTTGAGCAGTACCCGTGCCAGCAGTACCAGCAGTTAAATCTAATCCTCTTGTTTTACCAAGATACCAATAATTGCCGTTTGAATCTTTTACTACTGCAATCAAAGTATTCTGTGCAAGTAATAAAATTTCGTTTCTTGTAGCGGTTTGTAATTTATTTAATACAACCATTAATTCCTGTGCATAAAATACAGTTCCATTCTGTACGTTAGTAGTGATTGTTTGATTCATCATTGATGTATCTTTCACTTGCTCGTATTTGTAGAATCTTTTACCTGTTGCCTTTGTTAATGTTGTAATCACTCCGCTTGCTTCGGTTGTTGCAGTTACGTTGGCTGCTTCTATGAAATACACTTCCGTAACACCGCCTAAGCTATCTTTGCAGTCTAAAGTGTATCCTGATGTTAATGCGCACGGCATAATATATAATTTAAAATTTTATTAAAAATGGGGGGCGATTAAACCCCCCAATAATTATGCTAAGATAAACTTAACGATCTCGTCTGGGAACGCTACGTTTACACCCATTTTGAACTCACTTACAAAACGAACTTGATCAGCTTCTTTTGCGTAGAAAATTTCAAACTTTTCTTCTTCGTTCAATAAATCTGTTCCTAAGAACAAGTTAGATAAACGCATTGCGTAAACCTTGTTAGTTCCGTTCAAACCTGCAAGTGCTACAACTTTAATCATAGTACCTGGTAATACAAACTCGCTATCAGCTTTCACATCAATTGAATAATGGAATTGATTTGCGTTCTTTAATGCAACTGTGTAAGTTCTGAAAACATCTTGACCACAGAAGATAGTCATATCGTCAGCAGCTACAACTTGTGCAGGGATTGCTTGATATACACCATCAAAAATGCTGATTACATTACCAGCAGTAATTGAGCTTAAAGGCGCACCTGAAATGAAAGTAGATGTGTTAGCAGCTACAACTCCAGAAGCAGCTCCAATTAACTTAACAAGCCCGTCAAATTTAGATAGATTCGCATTGCCAGACGTTGTATCGCCCTGCCATAACGCAGTTTCTAATTGAGCAGCGATAGTCTTAGCTTTCTTCTCAGCAAATTCTTGCTCAAAAGGAATAGAATCATACATTGATCCTGTTGGTAATGCTTTTTGTAAGTACTTAGATTCCAAGTCTTTAGGACAAAGAGATTCATTTACTTTAATTTTTCCAACTGTTACTGTTCTTTGAGTAAAAGTTGTAGAACCAGATGCGTTGAATCCGCAAGATCCACCTGCTTGGAAGATCGCGTCTGTGTCCATAATGTTAATCGTTTCAGCAGACTTTACGCCCACCATAACGTTACCTGCGCTTTTAATTAAAGCTGCGGTTTTTGCTCCTAATACAGAATCAGTTACCAATAAGGCTTCGTTTTGCTCTGTATAAGCTGCTAATGCGTCTACGTTAAATGCCATTGTTATTAATTTTTATTTGTTTAAAATTGCGTTTCTATATTTTTCTAATCTTTGCTCTTTAATGCCTTTTGTATTTACAAACTCATTAAAGCTATTTGGTTTTTTAATAGGATCTTCGCTTGGCGTATTTGAAAGTGCTTCAATCAATTCAGCTACTTGTGCAAATCCTTGCTTAACCTTATTTTCTAAATCCAAAACTTTTGCGTCAGATACATTCTTAGCTTGATTCAATTCAGCAATCTTTGCTTCAAATTGTTCAGCCATTTCTTGAATCTTTTTATCTTTGTAATCTGCTCCCGCTTCAACTTCTGTATCAACTTCTGGACTTGCTTCAACTACTTTAGTTTCAATTTCGGTAATTTTTCCGTTCTCATCTAAAGTAATTTCTGTTCCGTCCATTAATTCGTGATCCCCTGCTGGTGCAGGTTGACCTTCAATAGTTACTAAACCGCCAATCTCTAAAGCTGAAATCTCAACCTTAGTTCCGTCCATTAATGAATATTCTGCCATTTCAACCTTAGTTTCCTCAACATTAGGTTCAATAACTTCATTTTCCTTAACAGGCGCAGCGTTGTCCTCAAACAAAGCCTTAATTTTTAAAATTGCTTCCTGTGCGTTCATACTTTTTTTATTATATAGTTAAAAAATAAATAGTTTATCACTTAACTTGTGATAATATTTTTTTGATTGCATCAACCATAGACGCAACCTTGTTTACTTCCTTAGGTTTGTAGGTAAATAACCCCTCTACGCTGAATCCCATTATATCCCCGTTTTTAACCTTAGCCCAAGCCTCGTCATTATCCACTATCATAGATCCAAACCAACTGCCAATAGGCGCATCCTCAAAGCCTTTCATTGGCATAATGCCACGAGATGGATCAGATATAAAACTTTCAAATAAGGTAACCCCCTCAAATTGTTGCTTAGAATCGTGCATTAAATTTACATTGCTTTGGAAGCCTTTTTTAAAAAACTTTTGAACAATCTTAAGAATAGTCTCCGAGCTAAATGCAACATAATAATCCCCATAAGTAGAATCGCTGCGGAAAATAGGAGTATCAGCCAACATAATAGCACCACTAATAATACGGCGTTCTTCATTTGTTACCTCAAATTTTTGGGTTTTATTGAAAGCGT